GGTGCGTTAATAATGGGTCAGATGAAAGATGACAAGATAGCCGTAGGACTTGCACAGCTGTGGCATAGTGATATTGCAATAGATGAAGTTAAGATGGCAAGTGATATAAATGAGTGGGCTAAAAAATACCATCCACATATAATCTGTTTTGACAAATACGCCACGCAGTCAATAGCCACACGATTAGAGCAAAGTGGATGGCGTATGCAAGATGTTAGCGGCCAGGCGTTTTACCAGGCATGCTCGGACTTATCCGATGCTATGGCTAATAGCAGAATGGTTCACAGCGGTCAAGCAGATTTAGTACAACACCTAAATAATTGTGCTGCTAAGATTTCAGATGCAGGATGGCGCATAATTAGAAGAAAATCAGCCGGTGACGTTACAGCTGCAATATCCCTGGCTATGGTTGTAAGCCAATTGACACGCCCACAACAAACCGCGCAGATATTTGTCTAACTTGCACCATTAGTCCGATTTATGGTATATAATACCTATATGGGTCTATTGTCTGCTTTGGGTATTACAAATAATAACAAAACCGTACAAGCGCAATACGCCCCTGCCGTTATGAATGATGGCTACAGCTATGGTGGCGTTGGAAATGCTTTCGGATATGGCCCACTAGATCGAGCCTTGGCTATGCAAGTACCAGCTGTTGCAAGATGCCGTAATTTAGTTGCTGGTGTAATTAGTTATTTACCTTTAGAACTTTACAAAAAATCTACTGGAGAAGAATTAGGTTCTCCTGTATGGTTAGAGCAACCGGACATCCGTCAGCCTAGATCCGTCACGATAAGTGCCACCGTGGATTCGTTAATATTCTACGGTGTCGCTTATTGGCGTGTAACTGAAGTTTATGCAGATGATTTACGCCCATCACGTTTTGAATGGGTCAGCAATTTAAGAGTTAATGCACAATTAAATGCTAAAGGTACTGAGGTTTTGTATTACACCGTTGATGGTGAAAAAGTACCAATGGTTGGCCCTGGATCATTAGTTACATTTCAAGGATTAACCCAAGGCGTATTGCAAACTGCTGGCCGCACAATTCAAGCAGCATTAGATTTAGAAAAAGCCGCAGCTGTAGCAGCGCAGACACCAATGGCAACAGGATTCTTAAAAAACACTGGCGCGGATATGCCAGAATCACAAGTACAAGGATTATTAGCAGCCTGGAAAGCAGCACGTCAATCTAGATCTACTGCATACCTAACCAGCACGTTATCTTATGAGACTGTTGGATTTAGTCCTAAAGATATGATGTATAACGAGGCATCACAATATTTAGCAACACAAGTGGCACGTGCTATGAACGTCCCTGCTTATTACATTAGTGCTGATATGAACAACAGCATGACCTACCAAAATATTATTGATGGCCGTAAAGAGTTTGTAGCTTACTCTCTGCAGCCATTTATCTGTGCTATTGAAGATCGCCTATCCATGGATGATATTACCACTAGGGGCAACGTAGTCAGGTTTAATATTGAAGAATCATTCTTACGCGCTGACACAATGAAGCGGTTAGAAGCAATAGAAAAAATGTTGGCTTTAGGTCTAATAGACGTAGAGCAAGCTAAAGAAATGGAAGATATGTCGCCTAACGGAAATGAGAGCTATAATGTTTCTTAATTTTAGTAGCGCAATTGAAAGTTCTGACAGCGAACGCAGAATTATCGCTGGCAAAATTGTGCCATACGAAAAAGTAGGATTTACTTCAGCAGGCCCAGTTGTATTCGCCAAAGATTCTATCGATATTGGTGATCCTGGAAAGATTAAGATGCTTATGCAACACAAAAACGATAAGCCAATCGGCCGTATGCAAAAGTTTAATAAAGCCGAAGATGGCATTTACGCATCTTTTAAGATCAGCGCATCTATGCAAGGTCAGGATGCTTTAACACTTGCAAGCGAGCAGTTAATTGACGGCCTATCTGTAGGCGTTGAGGTAACTGGATCTAAGCAAATGAAAGATTATCTATATGTAACCAAGGCAAGCTTAAAAGAAGTTAGCCTGGTAGAAACACCAGCATTTGCTGAGGCAAATGTAACTAAAGTTGCTGCAAGCGAAAGCGAAGCAGATGCAACACCAACTACTACGGAAAGTGAGGCTATCTTGGATACAACTCCAGAGCCAACTGTTACACCGGCAGAGGTTGCTCCAGTAGAAGCCGCACGTCCAACAATTAGTGCTGCTATCTATGCTGAGCCACGTACGCCAATCAATTCACAAGCTAAGTATCTGCAATATGCAGTTAAGGCACAATTAGGAGATCACGAAGCTGGTCTATGGGTAAGAGGCGAAGATGCAAAGGCTCTAAAAGTAACTGCAGCCGATGATTCATTTTCAACCAACCCAGCATTCTCACCAGTATCTTATGCAACAACTGTTGTAGATACTCTTATCGGATCACGTCCAACTATCGAGGCATGTGGCGGAGCAAAAGTTATTCCTAACTCAGGTATGACTATCTCACATCCAAAAATTACAACTTCAGGTACTGTTGCAGAGACTGCAGAAGGTGCTGGTCCATCTGAGACTGGTATCGTATCTTCATACGTAAATGCAACTGTTAAGAAGTACGCTGGATTACAACGCTACTCAGTAGAATTGTTAGAGCGGTCAAGCGAAAACCCTGCATTCTTCCAAGCGATGCTTGACAACATGACACGTGCTTACAACAAGGCAACCGATGCAGCAGTTATTGCTGAAATCACAGCTGGTGGAACACTTGCAACATCACAAGCTACTACCTACCTTGGAATCCAAGCATTTATTGCACAAGCTGGCCCAGCTGCATACGCAGCAACCGGTGAACTAGCAAGTGCATATGTTGCTGGTACTTCACAATGGTCTCTATTGATCGGTGCAAAAGATACGACTGATCGTCCAATTTTCACATCACAAAACCCAATGAATGCTGGCGGTACATCATCACCAACATCAATTCGTGGTAATGTGCTTGGATTAGATCTATATGTTGATGCCAACATGGTATCTACAACTATTGATGATTCAGCATTTATTATCGTGCCATCAGCAATCGCAATTTACGAGAGTCCAGTATTAAGACTTTCAACAAACGTACCAACATCAGGCGAGATCGAATTGATGCTGTACGGATACTTGGCAACCAAGACACTTGTGTCTGGTGGTCTACAACGCTACAACATGACAGCGTAGTAATAGCAATACTTTAATAATCCTCTGGGGTTTAGTAGCCCTAGCCCCAGGGGAGCTTTTTAAGAGAGGACAGTATGGCAGCCACAATGGTCACACAGGCAGAACTTCGTACCAACTTAGGTATTGGAAGTTTATACAGTGATGCCACCGTGGAAGAGTGTTGTCAATCGGCAGAGGATTTAATTTCTAAATATCTTTGGCACAATGATGCCCCAGTAGTGGGTTCATCAATTAGCAACAATCTAGCAAGTTTAGTTTTAGCAAATCCTGGCATATTTGTTGCCGGTCAATCAATAACAATTAGCGAATGTGGTGCAACCTATAATGGCACATACACATTAACCGGATCATTCCCAGGCACTACAGTGCCAGCATCTATTGGAACAGCATTTTGGAGCACCTACGCATTTAGTTCAAACCCTAACGGCTACAGCATTATTCAATATGCAAAGACAGCTGCAAACGACCCATTTCATTTTATTAAACCATATGGCCGAGCCCTTGGCCCAGAGCATAAATCACAGGCTTACACTGCGACCCCTGCTATAAGAGAAGCTGCGATGATAGTTGCTGTCGATATATGGCAGAGCCGTCAGGTTTCAGCCACTGGAGGGGTAGGTATGGATGGGATCTCTGCAAGCCCATATCGGATGGGTTATCAGCTGATCAACAGAGTGCGTGGTCTCATCCAGCCGTATTCAAGTCCTAATTCATTGGTTTTGGTGCTTCTTTGATCTGGCCTGTCTTTATTAAGAAGGCTAAGTCTTCTTCGTGTGTGCTCATTTTAACTCCAGCTCGTTAGGATTGATACAGTTATTTCTGATGTTAATAAATCTCCACTAGCTGCATTAGTTATAGCTGGAGCGGAGACACTTGATATGTTGTAAACCAGGGTCGATGCCGCTAGTTTAGTTACTACTGCCACAATAAAATTCTCTATGCCTAATAAGTTGCCTTGATTGTCAAATGCAGGTGTGGTTATTAAAATCTTAAAATTAGCCAGGGGTGAGATACCTGTCTGACTGTTATTGTTCGGAATTATGTATGGATCGGATGGGGTGACCACCACGCTGTTTGCGAGCAAAGTTGCTGGCGGGAATGCAAAGGTAGACCATACTCCA